CTCGAAGGATGTAATCAGTTGGGATACGACTGTCTACACTCCTTCGCGGGTGAAAAAGGTATCAAGAAGACCCTTGAGAATGCCCCCGCAACCGCAAATCCAACAGTGATTCATATCAGTGGTCGTTGCCGGATGGGTCAGGTAATTGACAAACGGCACTTGGGGATGGTCTACGAGTCCAGCAGTGATCCTAACGCAGACACTCTGCTACAGGGACTAGTTGGTCGCGTATGTGGCTATGATACAACTACTGATATCGACGTCTATGTCTCACGCAGCTCTGAAGAGCACATCGCAGATTACTCTAAAGCTTGGTCAGATGGAGACACTGAGTTGCTTGGGAAAATCTCAAAGGCGATGAACTTGAGTAGTGGTGGTCGTAAGATGACACTCAAGGCAAAAGACAAAGAAGGACTCGAGATCATGCCGATCCATCCTATTCGCATCCCGGGTGAGTTGTTGGATATTAATGTGAGAGATGATTTAGGTTGGCAAGTTCATCAATGTCTTTCTGAAAATCCGGAACTCATCAAATGCCAAGATGACGCGGCAGAGATCAAAAAGAGAATCCAAGACAGTGGAAAATTTCACAAAGCAACACGGACAAATCGCGAAGAAGATGAACAGATTCTTAAGTCATCTGCGATGAATCACAAACGCATGCGTCCGGGCAAGCTGAAAGCCGTAAATGATACTCCTCAAAAATATACTCTCGAAGAGAATCCATTCATCCTTTACAAGCGCAAGGATAGTACCGATTACTATCTGGGTGGATGGGTCAAATACAGAGAAGAAGTTCATGCTGCTGATGAGATTGATCGCCCGACACCGAAAGTCTCTCCAGAATGCAACTATGTTCCGATCGATGAACCCATTCCAGAAGAACCGAGACGCGAATCGCAAGTGAAATCACAAATGAATTCGGGTTTCACGCCTTCTGGCGTACCGGGTTGCTACGAAGACTCAACATCAAAGTCATCACACGCGATCAATACAGGTGAATGCGAAGTCTACGAAATCGGACCTAGGCCCAGGATGGTCTGCGAAGTAGACACAACCGAAGAATTTATCGGAATGGTGAAGTATCTTAACAAGAGGGGGATGCGAACTTTTCGACCCATTGAAATGGCTGAAATCCCTGACCCGGTTGCTGTTCACCTGAAGTTGAGCGTTTTCTCTAAAGAAGAAATTCAAAAGATCAAGAAAAGATTGAAGAATGAATTAGGTATCAAGTTAGTTGTGACGGGTAATCCAGGTAGACCTAGAAAATGCGAAGACTATAGAAAGATGAAAGAAATCACATGGTAAAAACAAACAAAAAACTAATAAACACAAAAATTTTTTTTGTTTATTTATATTAAATGGATGCGAGTATTAGAAATATATTATTTTTTCTAATTTTAATTATTATCGTGTTTAAATTTTTAGAAGACTGTGATTGTACACGGTTAGTTTATGAAGGAATAACTTTGGAGAATAAATGTAAATGCGATTATATTACTAGCGGCGGTGAGAAGTGTTGGGAACCCATTCATGAAAAATATTACAATAATGATCTTTGCAGTTCTGCTGGAAATACAGGGGATTGTTTGTGTGATGATGGGTCAACCGATGAAAAGTGTAAAAATCCTTTCGACAGGAAAATGGCTTGTGATTGGACTAAATGTGATACAGCCATTTATACAAATGATCTGATATATGGTACATTTACATATAATTTTTATTTAAGCGTATTAAATTTAGATCCTAGTGATGGAACGATAGGTTACCAATGGAGTGAGAAAGATAACACATGGAAAGTCTTCGCAGACACAGGGAGTGCAGATGTGTATGACGATTCTAAATTAGATTTATTAAATTGTTTGCTCTTACAAACAGGGATAAATTATATTAGTGTAACTAACAAAGCGACATGGCTGAAATATGAAGTATATGTCAAATCCACGAAAAAAGCATCGTTAACTTTTTATACAGAGAATAATACTGAAGAGACTCTAAGTATTTATGATACATCTAAAAAGCACGGAACAGAATATAGTAGTGGTGCAAAAATGGTACAACTAAAAGTTGAAATACGAGCATAACTTAAATTATAAATTTGATTTAACCATAGTAAAATACAAATAAACTAAAACTTGAATATGACTACCGGTGAAGAAAATTACAACAAATACCATGATTATATCAAACATGAACTAAACAAGGAGGGTAAATTCCAAAAAGTGACTAAAGTAAGAATCTTAGATAGATTCTTAAAGAAAAATCTCATAACCGAGGATTTTCATAAGAAGACTTTACAATCGTGTATAAAATATGATAAGGAAGAAGAAAAAAATGATATGATATTTTCCTTACTATTTTCTGCATCTATACTAACATACTCCTTGATTGTGTTTATACCAGAAAAAGAAACATTTACTCGTATTTTATTTGGCATTTATATACTTATCATTTATGTGATTGCGATTTTATTTGAGTAAATAATTTATAAAGGAATCTCATCTAATGTTGTAGGAACATAATCAAAATAAATAATTGATTGTTTATCCATATCAAACCGAGCTTTTACAACCATTGTATCAGGTGTAAAATTAGATTTTAATCCTTTTAATATATAATCAATGCTTTCGCCACAATAATCATCTACTTTATCATTATATACAAGTAATAACGCTGATGGAAGTGGTTTTTTTGATTCTTTTAGTCGTCTAATTCCTTCTTGGTATTCTATAGGCAATATAACATCTTTTAAAAACACACCTTCATTAAATTTAGTTGCAAATTCTTTATTATTTAATTCTTGATCTATATATGTAAAACAATTTTCATTGTTTTCAAATTCCACTCTTTTAATTTCATCTAAATCGTATATTATATTTTGAGCGCAACTAGTTGGATTAGGAAAATCTGGATTCGTTTTTTTAAATGCATTTAAATGATCTAAACCTGCACTACATCTATCTGGTGTATTGTCACCCTCCTTTGCTAATTCACAAAAATTAATAGATGTATCAGGTGGGGTACAAGGTGATTGAGGAAAAAATTGTGTACCTGCATCACGACCGAATAAACAATCTACTAATCCTGTATTCAACCAATCAGTGTCCCATATAAAACCAAATACACAGGGTTGGTTAATAAAAAGATGCGTATATTTATCTTTATGTAAAACTGATCCAGAACCATCCATACCAGGCTTAATGATAACTGAAATAAAAACACCATTACTTTCTGAATCTCCATATGCTTTATTAATATTTGCTAAAAATTGACTTGGATTTTCTGGTTTTAAAGGTATTTTTTCTTGATTATCAAAAAATTCGCATGTATTACTTGATATTTCATGTATCAAATAAACTATTAAAAGGGTTAGTAAAATGATATAAATATGATTATCCATTAATTATATCATGGATAAAAAAATTTTAAGTAATAATAAAAGTATAAATAAAAAAGACAGATGGAATAAACACCAAAAGATGAATGCAAAGAAGAATTATTATATTATTTTTTATGTTTGAAAATTATACTTATTTTCAAAGTAAAGCTAAATGTGGATTGATAGAATAGATGATTTTCATTTGAATAATAAGGCGACACTTGATATGAATAGAGAGTTACACCTCGCTATTTACGTGAAAGAAATACTAAAACCGAAGGTAATATTTACTTTATCGGATGGTAATCTAAATATTAAAGATACAGAAGAAAACAAATCAATGAGTTTTGATGATTTTTATTATTGGTGGAATATTGATAGATTTGATGAAGTATTGTCTGAAGAAGAAGTCTTATTTAATGATTTTAATGAACTTAAATCTAAAGTTTTACCAGCAATTGAGAATATAAAACAACTAGAAATTAAAGATTCTGATTCACAAGGAGAGCGAAAGAAAAAAGAACTTAAAATACAATCAAATAATGAAAAAGCTTTAAAATTACAAGAGCATGTTAAATCTGAAGCTGATAAATCAAACTCTCAAATTAATATCTTACGCCAATTCAGAGGTCTATATCCCACTAAAGAATCACTAAAAGTATTCACCGAAAACGTTATTATTCTTTTAAAAAATGAAATGTAAAATCTATTATTGACACTTCGCTACAAAACGATTCATCTTTTTTTGGAAACTCCCGCGTGGACCGTCGTGTGGGGCTAAGGCTTGTTTAACATCATTATATCCAGTAAATTGGTCCCTATAATTATCATATGCGCTTCTACAGCCATTAGTGAAATATTTACCATAAATCGCTTATCATAAATCATTTAAATTTAATATTATTAAAACCATATGTTCCATTCATAACACTTGGATCTTTAATCATGGGTCCATATTTTGTAGATATCTTATTGCATAATTGTATTTTATCAGGGGATTTACACCAACTATTCATTCCTATCTTATCATAGTATTGCGTATGATTATAGTAAATCCACTTTTTGTAATCGGTGTATATTTCACCCAATGATAAAAATAATGGATATTCGTATTCACTAAAACCTAAATATCCTTTTATTCTTCTTTTTTCATTTGTTTTCGTTAAAAAACAGTTGACATAGATATCAACATATGATTTATCATTGAAATATTTATGTTTGAAATCATTTAAATTTTCTCTACCCATAGACGAATTACACATTCGGCAGATAGGAACTAAATTATTAACAACATCTTCTCCTCCATCTACAGCTGCGACTATATGACCACAATCAAAATTACTCACTTTAATTTCTGTGGCACACACATTGCATTCACCTATGCCATTTTCTTCTCCAATGTATTTATTCCATACTAAAATTCTTACAGGTTTTGGGATACCTCTTCTTCTCATATTAAATATTTATAATGATATATTCTTTAAATTAAGGATTATTCGTTGGTTTCGGTACAATTGATTCGTTGCACCCATTGGGGTCATTAGAGCCATTTTGTTTATCTAAAATATAATCTTTATCTAAAACATTAAATGATACAAATTCACTCATGAATGCTGACATCATTTTATCATTCTTAACGCTTTGATATGCCACACTTAAACTATTATATAATTTCATCTGAACTAATAGTGTAAATGAAATAAAACACGAAATAGTTGACATGCTATGATAATCTTGATACAAGACATTGATCATCATTAAAACGTTAATCGCATAAATAACACTAGTAGTGCTTAAACCATAGAAATATAATCGGTTTAGTCTGTCCATTTGTTTATCTAAAATAGGCTCTTGAATAATAATTGTTTTCAATCCATTGTCTGGTTTATTATTGTCTATATCTAGAAATTTGATGGCCCAGGATTCTCGTTTGAGTTCTAAAAGATAACAATATATAAAAGATAAAAAAGATATACCGTTCCAATATAGTGTTAACCGATGATAGATTTCGTTGTTTTCAAAATTTTGTGTGAGTGTGCATATCCTCACTACCTCATCACCGCGAATAATCTCAGACCCATCACTAATCGGGTCATAGCAAGCTTGGGGAACAAAGAGAGACAACATAGTTCCAGTGATAACCTTGTAAAACTGAAGACAAAAGATCCCCGCAACTTTGACTCGTTGGATGATATCTTGATCAATTTTCATTTATAATTTACCTACATTAAAATTTGATTTAAATAGTTTCTTATATCATAAATTAACAAATAAGAATGGATTTTATCGTTTCATATCACTTACATAAAAAGCTGAAGAAAAAGGAGTCAAGTGATGAATTAAAAGAATTAAAAGAAGAGGAAGAAAGATATCCTATAAGAGAATCATGTTCTCGCTGTGGTCAAAATCCTTTTCTGTGTCAATGTGATTATCAGCGAGGCTGTGAAAAGTATTCTACTATGAAATATTCAACAATTGATAAATCTAAAGTTTTCAATCCAGAAAAAGACAACTATTAAATTTGATTTCTTAATATTATTTTTTATCAAACACAAACATAAATACAAAATGATTGTTCATACTTGCTTTAATAATCGTAGTGAACATGGATATTCGGCGAATATACTTAAATCGGGTATCTGTAAATATTTTAGAAGAGGAGAAAAGGAAAAATTTACATGGTCTATAATCGAAATGAGTCTTTTCCACGATCATCCAAAGGGATCTGGATTAATTACAAATCTCATCAATCGCTTAAAGATCCTACTCATGGAAGACCTATCTCTTTCAGAAGTATATATTATTAGTGAGTGTAGTAAAATATTAGATGATTATGACAAAGATAGAACTCAAAGGTACCTCTTATTAGATTTTTGCGAACTTGCGACGAAAGGTAGGAGAAATCGTATAACCAGTTACGTGAATAACTGGTACAGAAATAAAGATTATACTAGAGGAAATTTAGTTTTAGATAAAGTGCTAAAGTATAAAAAATCGGGTGATAGTGAAGAATTATTGTTTCTAGGTGAAGATCTTATTCATAGATTAGAGCAAGAAGATGAGTCTATCTTTCTAATCTTTAATGAAATGATGAAAATACAAGGTAATATGGGTCTAAGATATAGAAGAAAAGAAGCATCTTATCTATGGTTCGAGATACTTTGTGATTATATGTGGCCAGCAGAACTAAATGATGTATTTAATTTTAGTCTTCAGATGTTTATGAGAAGAGGGATGAAGGAACGTCCTGCTTTTGGGATTTGGTTAGGATTAATAGCTTTGAAACGAGATGATTTGGATTATTCAGTAAAAGAATATCAAAAATTTAATGAAACTCATTTTGATGACTATAGAAAGGATATGAAGAAGATAGAAATGGATGATTATGTTGTCAATGATTATCATGTAAATAAAGGATTTGGTTTGGGGAAATTTGCTGAAGAAGGAGCACTTGTTGTAGATGAAGATTTATCGCTATTGGGTAACAAGGGTGAAGAATATAAATCATATTATATTCAGAAGAAGAATGAAATTGATCCAAAGAGTAAAAAGAAAAGATCTATTAAAGATACTTCAGAGGACGAAAAAGGAAAGAAAGATTTTGATAAATTAGATAAGATATCATTTGATGAATTTTCGAATGTAGTTATTCTAGAAGATGGCGTATGTGGTGGAAAAGTGTGTTGCATAAAAGCGACTTATAAGGATAAGAAATATATACTAAAGCAGATGGGTGAGACTATGAATTATGGTAAAGATTACATATGTGTGGATAAATGTAAGACATATTTCGACTTGTGGGACATGAATATGAAACGGATCGTTTCTGATAAAAAACTGGTTAGAAAAGACCCTAAAATAAAGACATTTGTAAATAATAGTTCTTTCGCGGACGAAGATGCTGTATACTGTATGATGGAATATTTTGAGAATGTTGGTGATCTTGGTAAAAATAAAGAATATTTGAAAGATGAATATGTGGTTAAGGAATGTTTGAAAATCAGATTGTTTGATGGATTGTTCCGATCTTCTGATAATATTATTCGTAATATTTTAGTGAATCGAGATGGAGAATTACTTAGCATTGATGAAGGAGATATTTACGGAAAGCGAGGGAGTATATTTAATGTTCATGAGTGGGTTTCATCAAAAAATATTTCGGATGAGATACTGAATGAGGTTTTAGATGATATCTTATCTGAGAAAGATATGAAAATCAAATATGTTAGTGAAAAGTTAATAGAATATGGATTTAAGGATAAGGTAGATGAATTTGTGATTAGATTTAACGATTATAAAAGCATTGTAATGAGTGAATGGCACTGAGGGAATTATTAAATTTGATTTATATATTATTTTTTATCATTATTTAAATAATAGTCGCATATTCGAAATAGATAAACAATGAGTATTCGTCTAGCTGTTTTTGATCTCGGTGGAACTATCGTCGATCGTTATAGTCTTTCACCTTTCATTTCATTAAAACAGGCATTTCTAAAGAAGGGATTGAATATTCCAAATAATTTAATATACAAAGACATAGGTGTTGATAAGCATCATCATATAGATTTAATACTAAAGGATAAGTATATCTCAAGGGAGTGGATACGAAAACATAACGAATATCCAAACACTAGTTCAACCATAAGTGTCTTTGATGAATTTATACGTTATCAAATGGATGATGGAATTAAAAGCATAGAGATTCTACCAGAGACAAAAACTTGTATAAATTGGCTGAGTAATAACAATATATCAACGGGCGTCACAACGGAATTTAGTAGACCTATCATGAGTGCAATTAAAGAAAAACTACTCGTTGAAAATATACATATTGACAAGTATGTCTCTAGTACTTGCTTGGGGAAGCCTGGTCGCCCTAATCCTCACATGATGCGAGAAATTATTAATCATTTAAGTATCTCAGATACAAGGAGAGTAATAAAGATAGACGATACAGTTTTAGGAATAAAAGAAGGTAAGAATGCTGGTGCGATTACAGTGGGTGTTGCTAAATGGTCCATCAATATGAAAATGCCTGATTATGAAGAAGATAAAAATTTGTCTAAAGAAGAATATATTGAGAGATTAAAGAATTCCAGAGAGATACTATGGAGTGCTAAACCAGATTATGTTATCGATTCACTAAATGAATTACCAAATATTATTTATCATATCAACAATGAAAGTTCATTATTTGAGGTGTAATATATTTAAAAAAATAGTAATTAATATTATTAAATATGACAAAGATGAATAAGATTGTTTTTGCTAATCTTGGATTACTAGATATCTATCTACAAGACCAAAAACTAATATCTGAGGGTTGCGAATTAATGTTGATCGATAAGGATGATTATGACACTGTATCAAAGATTAAAGATTTAGAATATCCGATTTATTACACATATAATGAGATTCTAAATATTATATCATATGATAACGATTTATCATATAGTAAGAAGATAGATTATTTAGAAAAAGTTTATGATAGTTTAGATGTATTAATTCAATATATTGAAGATTATAATGAAAATGAAAATACTCGGATTTGTTATATTGTAGATAATATCCATGCTAGATATGAAATAGTAAAATCCCAGGTGTTATACAAGAATCCATGGACAGAAAAGGTTGTATTTTTATTTGATCAACTTGTTGATAGTTTTAGAGAAGCAAATAGATATTTATATTTCTCTCCTGCTTCGTTTTATCCACTAATGAATCTAAAACCTGGAGAATTTTTAGATGATTCAGATGATAGCTGTCAAAGTGATAGTGGAGAAGAAAATATTTCAGATGGATCGGATGATTCTGAAAATAATGAAGATGAAAGTGATGATGATAAATGCGGCGATGAAGGTATTGATTGTAGTGACGATTAAATGGGTGTATCAGATAATTGTGGAACAGATAATGGCGGATATGGGGATGAAATATAATTATAATTATTTTTTGATATAATTAATGTATTTTTTGATATAATTAATGTATTTTTT